TGCATTTTTATATATATTAGCCACTTAAAAACCAAGAGAATCTCTCTTGCTCCTGTTTTATTTCATCTAAAAAAGTAGAATTTAATTGTTCAATAATTGTAGTAATAGATCTGTTTATCTGTTTTTGGTTAGATGTATCATAATTATCTTTTGGTTCTGGTATTTTTACATTTATCTTTGCCACTATCTGCCTCCGTCTTGTTGTACATCTAAACTAAAGGTTCCAAACCTCCAGCTTTGATCAATGTCATCATTTTCTATTTTTATGTTAACATATCTACCACGAGCTCTTGTATCTTTTTTAGTTGTTGCAGATGTAATAGAAAAAGGACTCAAGGATGTAGAAGTATCTTCTTGAGCTGGAAAACGTTTCACGGCCAACGTTACTTTAGCAGTGCCTTGCAATGCTTTGAAGTCTGGCACAAAACGACGAACAGATAAAAATCTATCACCCTCACTGCCTTGTCCTTCTAAATCAAAGTCATAAGATTTCACAAAAGAACTAATCGCGGTGCTCGATCCGTCTGTATTGATTTGATTATTACCTACCTCGTGTTCAAAATAAATGGTAGCTCCAAGACCAGTGACTCCTTGTATAGTAGGAAAGGTACCTGTGTCACTAGAAGAATAAGATGTTGCATAAGGTTTTGGGTATATCTTAGCGTCCATCCATGAAGTTCTACCTTCTGTGCTAGTATACCAAATACCACCAGGGACCTGTGATCCTATAGACTCTAGATAATTATAAGCAACTAATCTGTTATTAAAACTTTGACCAGATGTAGGATACCACCATATAATCTCTGTAAATAGATTGTTAACACCTGCTGTAATCTGTTGTCCTTTTGTTAAATCAATATCGTCGTATACAAAGTCTTCTACAGAACAAGGTAGTGATTTAACTGTACCATCAAATAAAAAGAAACCATTATTACTCATCCAATACGCAACACCATCTATCTCAACAGCTGCATTCTTACCAATCAAACCACAGTTTGTACCTACTTGTTCAAAGCCAAAAGTAAAAGGAGCTCCGATAAACTTCATAGTATATAAAGCTGTATCTGTCCATATTAGAATTGTTTCTTTTGCTTTGATTGCTCCGACTATCTTAGTTCCGTCTTGAAGTCTTTGTGTGCCTGCTGCATTTATTGCAGAAGGTATAAAGGTATTAATATCTTCTTGATCAGCAAATCTAATAAACATGTCATCTTGTGTACTAGCTGTGCCTATTGTTGTTTCTGTTCCAAAATGTATTAAGTGTCTTGTGGTAGGTGATATCAAAGTTGCTCTAGAGGCTGTTGGATTATTAGAAGTAGAAAAGCTAGAAGTGCTAGTCGACGCTCTGTTTGCAGTAGGTGTTGTCGCTCCGGCGTTCCATGTAAAGGTTTTACCGTTTGCAACAGTTGCAACTAGGACTTGACCAAAGTTATCAAGGGACCAAAGACCAGGCTCTAGTTCTACTTGATCAGCTTTTACAGCTACACCCCATCCACCAAAGTCTGTCGCATTAGTAGCCGTAGCTCCATTGCTATGTGTCGCTGCAGTGGTTCCAAGAGCTCCTCTTGTACAGCCTGTTAAATCATTTGTGGATTTACCTGTATAGGTAATAAGTTCTGAGTCTACTAAGATCGTACCTGCAGTAGGAAAAGAAGCAGCACTTGTTAAAGTGATAGTTGTCTCTGATGCATCTAACGCTTCGTTTACAGTTGTCGCTGCAGCAGAATCAATTGTACCACCCCAGTTACCTACACCCCAACCATAACCATAAGTTTGTTCTCTTGGACCAACAGGTTCATAGAACTTACAAGTCATAGATCCTCCTGTTGATATGGAGGCTGTAGCAGCCGCGGTTGATGTGATTGTAAAAGTTGTTGTACTAGGAACTGTAATTATCTGAAACTTAACGTCCTCAAAATTAGACGCACTAAGACCTGTGCCGCTTGGTAAAGTGACACTATCTAGTTGCATTATGTCACCAGCTTTTGCACCGTGAGCAGAACTTGTAGTAATAGTAACAGAGGCTGACTCATCTGTTGTAGCCATTGTAGACGATGTCAAAGAACTTTTGATTGGCGTGATGTCAAAGAGTTGACCTTCAAAATATAATAATAAAAACTTATCCGTTCCGAGGGCCACGTACCTATTGCCATCTAAATCTGTAAATGGATGTTGTGCTCTGACAACACCGACTATCTTATCAGGTAAAAGAGAAGACCAACCCCCTACCTTTTCTGGTAGACCATAACGAAAGCGTACATTGTTAGAGTCAACAAAACGACGTTCAGCACCTTTAGTGGTGTCTTGTTTGTCTATGCCAGGTAAGAAGTCTAGAGTTACGAGAGCCATTTACTCTCCTTAGACTTTATCTTTGTATGCCCAACCACGAGTCGCGTTTAAAAAGACTAGTGTAAATGCAGACCCATTTGTTGATACAACTAAATTAGAAGCGGCCCCTAATATATTAGAACCGTTTCTTGCAATTGTTAAATTATTAGAACCAAAGGACCCTTTTGCATCTATAAAGGTAACTTCATTACCCACACTAGGAGAAGCAGGGAGTGTCACTTGTCTTGGAGCTGCACTTGTATCTATAATCAATTGATCATTATTCACTGCTACATAGTTTCTGTCGATAGAGTGATAACCTTTTTCTACGGATAGTTGAACGATGTTTGTGCCATCAGAATAAACAACCATCTTTGAAGCAACCGGCATTGTTACGCCCGTGCCTGATGCTGTTTTAAAAGTTAAAGTATAGTCACTAGTGCTTCTTGATGTGCCGTCCTCTATTAGATACATCTTTTCTATAGAGTCAGGAACGGTAACACTTCTATTAGCGGCCAAAGTGCCTGTAAACTTGATGATCATGTTACGCCCGTTAGAAGAGGCGCCATTACTGATTGTTAAAGTTTGATCGGAGGATGCTACATCTAAAGATAAATAACCACCTACAGCTTCTTCTACTAATTGTAGATTCGTGTTGGTTGTAGATCCCCATAGACCTGCTTTTTCACCCGTAGCAATTAATTCAAATTTTTGTGATGTAGAAAATGTCGATGCCATACTGCCTCCAAATTTATATTATGTTTCCACGTTTGTCCATGTTTGACTTGCGTTGGTGTTAATGTCGTTCCAAGTAATAACACCTGGTCCATTAACAGTTGATGTTAATAAGTTTGTGCCTGGAACAACTACCGCTTTAGCTACAATAGTCACAGATCCTACTCCCACAGTCCCCGCTAAGTTCGTCGTGACTGCCACATCAGCGGCCGCCTTTGGTATCATAGTGCCAAGGCTTGATGTAACTGCGTTGCCACTGACAGTGACGTTAGCTGCCCCTACAAAGGTTAAGTCACCAATAGAGATGTTATTTACATTGGTCCCTAAAGTAACATCAGCGTTCGCTTCAATAGCGGAGATATTACCTAAAGCTAATGTAGCTTGAACACCCTCTAAATTTACTGGCTGGTGAGTAGCTTCGCCGAAAGCAAATTCACCAAAAGCTGCTACGCCAAACATGGCTACGCTCCTGGGTCGGTTATTGTATTACCCGCGGCAACCCACTCAAGAATCTCTTGATAATGTCTGTTATCATCTACAGGTGGAACGTGTATGACTTCATTATTTGTAAAAGTAACTTTGTAGCTACAAAAGCCAAATGTATCATATTCTTTTTCAACTGATTGTATCATAATTCTGCATCTCCTATGATGGCTGAAGCTGTGTTATTATTAGAATACACAATAGCAGCACTACCATCTGAATTACCCGCAGATTGTTCTGAAGAATACGCTGTCGTACTCGTTCTAGTAGATGGACAAGTCCATGTCACTGCTGTTGTTCCCACTTCCATATTCCAAGTACCACTAACAGACATTGAAGGTGCTGCTCTCATTCTAACAGGATGATAGCCTTGTATCATGGTATTACTAGAACCTATTTGCATACCTTGTGCACCCGGTCCATAAGCATTTTCTGCTGTCCTTTCATAATAGTATCTCTGACACTTTCTCAAATTATTCTCAAAACTCTCAAAAGGAAAACTAGGCACGGATGTAGAATCAAACTCACCGACTTCTAGTTGCACTCCTGTAAAATACCATTCATTAGCTGTATTATCAGCTAGATTAACAGTTAAGCCTGCTGCCCTATCTCCTGCACTTTCAGCCTCCCAAGCAGTGGGAACCGCTCCACCTGTATAGGTTGAACCAGCACCTAAAAACCACTCAACCTCTAAACTATTTTCATTGTCATTTCCAAAAGCACCAGTTGTGTCACCTGCAAAATTTAAAATTTTTTTCTCCCAAGTATCTGCTGAATTTATTGTGTATGTCTTACCAATTATTCTTGTGTTATCTTTATCTCGTAAGTTAACTTGATAAGTTCCTGTTTTATTAGATTTTACCCAAAAAGAAAGAGTTGTTGCTTCAGCACTTGAAGTGCCTTTTTTCAACATTTGCAAATTTTGTCCCTCTATTCTTTGTGATATATGTAATGTGTTTCCTGCACTTGGTGAGGCTTCTGCCGTTGTGCAATCCATTTTAAAAGAACTAACAAAACCTTGTCCTGTAGGAACATCTGTTGATTGTGATACTGTAAACGTTCCAAATATTTGAACATTTTGCCATCTATCACAAGTTTTATAACCACCACCTGTCTGACCTGTGCTTGAAGTACCTCTCTGAGCCACGGACATATCTCCGTTGATAATAATAGGAGTTACGATTCTATCACTAGGATAGCCTCTATTGGTTAAGCCTTCATTGGGTAATGTATTAAGTGCCATATTACGCTCCTACTATCCTGTACGCACCAAAATGTGTGCCCTTAACACCTGAACCACTATAAGCAGGTGAACCTGATGTGTTATTAATATAAGTATAAACTTCTAGATAATCACTAGACCCATTCATGTCTATTACGTACATACCAGTGCCAGTTCTTTTGTATTCATCAAAAGCATTGTTTAAATTTTCTTCACTCATCATGGCATAACTTGAACCATTTTTATACAACGCTACATATAATTCTCTCAATTCACCAACTGCATTAGCATTACCTATTACTGTAGCTGTTACTGCATACTTTCCTGCTACTGTAGGGGTAAACCTATAATTACTTGAATTATCATAACAATTGTCAGAGTCAAATTCTTCAGTGCCAAACTGAACTTTTGTCCAAGTATCATCAGAAATAGTTGTGGCTCCACTTGAATATGCCATAAAAGCAGGAGTCGCCTTTAACGAAGCATTATTAAGTGTCAAAGACCCTGACCCATCAGAGGTCATAATGGCGTTATCACCACCGTCAGCGAGTATATTTACTTTAAGCTTACTGGTCATCTATGCTCCTATTAACTTATGCCCTACAAGTCCAGTAGCTCCATAAGGGCTACCTCCATCATTAAAAGATATATTAGTGTCACTGTTATCGGTATAACCAAAAAGCTCTACATAATCTCCAACCGCTAATTCTAAAATTGTTGTATTTTCAAAAATAAAATCACCATTTGCACCGGGAGACTTAAGCATTGTGCCTGTCATTGTGGATGAACCGTTTTTGTACCAAGACATTCTAAACTGTTTATTATCGTCTATATATCTAATCCAAATTTGTCCTGTAAAACAATATTTACCTGCTAAATTAGCGGGAACCGTAAATCTATTATTACTCGTGTCAAAAGCTGAATTAGTATCAAAATATTCTCCATTAAAACCTACTTTTGTCCATGTACTTGCACTAATTGTTTGAGAGGAACTAAGATATACTGAAAAAGCAGGTACATTAGTAAAAGGTCCAGATACAGTATCTCCTGCTTCACCAATCGTAATTGATGAGCCTGACTGCTTTATAATCTCGTTTACCTTTAACTGCGATACCACTACTTACTCCTTATGATTTAGGGTTTGCGTCTTTGACAGCTTTGATTCTAACTTTCCACGCATCGATGTCTTTGTATATCTCATCGAGTTGGTCGCCAATATCTCCGTAAGCTGCTTTACGTGTTGCTCTGACTGTGTTGTTTGTCTCTTCAGTGTTACCTGCTGTTTCGTATGTAGCAAGTTGATCATCTGTTGGTTGAGCTAAACCTGAAATATTCCAAGTCTTAATATAAGGGCCCTTTCCGTCAGAATCATCCTGAAGTAAAACGTCAGTTGTAAAGTCTACGGTCTTTGAATTAGCTGCGCAGTAAAGTTTTACCTTTGTGCTTAATGATGCCATTGTTTACTCCTACCCACTAAAGTTTGCGTAATCCACAACCTTAGCACGTTCTTCAGCTCTTTTTGTTTTAATATCAGCAGGCATAGCTGTTCCGCCTTCTGCTGCTCTGATTGAATACCAATCAGTTGATGCAAGGTAAGCTTTCGCTGTTTCGTTTATTACCTTTTGTGATGCAAATGCATCTTGTTTGTCCATATCGGCTTTGACTTTTGTCCAAGTAACAGCATCTGGCTTTGCACCCATAATAGCTGTATCGTTGGAGTCTTTACCTACAACCCATTCAACGTTTGCGTTGAACTCAGCTTCAGTAGTCACATTACCACGAACTACAAATTCGTAAGTGCCGATCGACTGTATTGCTTGTGCACAATCTGCCATTGTTTACTCCTATAATATGACTAGTGTTCCACCACTAGCTACGTTTATTGTCTGTCCTGAGGACACTGTTATAGGACCTACTATACTAGCATTTTCAGATGCTGCAATAGAAAGTCCTCCTGTCAAAGTTTGTACATTTCTGTATGCACCTTGAATACTTGTCAGCTTTGCTGCTGTAACTGTCGCGTCACTTGGAGTTCCAATATCAAGGGTATCTCCAAATATTTGACCTGAGAAAGTTGCACCGCTTGCAGGTGCTCCTGTAAAGGCTATTGTACCAGGGCTTGATCCTGCTGTAAATGCAGTTCCCGGAACCTGATAGACTCCATTAATATGAATAAAAATCTGTGCTAGTGAACCAATCGTTTGTGTGGTGCTACCAACAGCTATTGTAAACTGTGTTGTAGATCCGTTGAAGCTGCCACTGATATCATCAATGACGGCAAAATTACCTTGAGCTGCGGGGTTTCCTAAATAAGCCATTATGCTAGTACCTCCATAACTGTTATTGTTGAAGCGTCTCTACCTCTATTAGAACTATCTGAATCATCGTGGTCTTTGTTTAAATAACCAGTTCCACCACTTACTCTTAACTGAAACTTATAAGTTACAGAACTTAGTGTGCTAGGTGAATCTAAAAAAGATACTGAAGTGCCCATATTAAGCGGCCCATAAACATTGTAACCATGTGTTGTTACCCTATCTCTACTTCCATCTGCATCGCCTAAACAAATTTCAGTTGAGTCT